ATGCAGCTTCGCGAATGCTTAATTTTCCTTGTCGCCGCCATTCGGCGCCGTGTTGAAGTGACCTATAACAGCGAGCGGCCCAAAGATGCCGATGTTGTCGCTTGGAACAGACTTCTGGTTGGACACCTATGTCCCGGCGAGAAAAACGACGAGCTACGTAACTATCTAAAGGCGATAACCGAAAAGGCATGGCCACTTGTCAACTGGTTGACGCATCACAGGAACGCTAACAAGACTGCGGCTCTCATCGCAGTTGATGCAGTCGATGCCATTGTGAAACACTACCTCAGATTGCTTAGCCGCGAGCGTACGGACCGCATTGACCAATGCCCGCGCTGCAAATCACGCAATATTCGTACATTTTTTGACGTCGAGATGGGACCGGACGGAGCCTACTTCGAGGCTTGCGGCGAATGCGGTTGGGACAGTCATCCAGGCCGGGGCCCTAGCGCCGACTAAGATCTCACATCAAACTAAAACGTGCGCTCATCAAACGCCCACCCCCTCTGGTTGGGCCAGAAGATCACACTTATTCAAGAAGCGTAAATATGCCAAGAACAACGACCATCGTGCAGGTGTTTGTAGCCTCGCCTTTCAGACGTGCAGCCAGAACGTGAAGCGCTTGAGAGTCTTATTTATGAGATGTACCAGACATGGGGCAGGGCGCTGGGAATAATGTTCGAATTGGTGCGCTGGGAGACGCATGTGACTCCCGCGTTTGGAAGTGACCCGCAGGCCGTTATAAACAGTCAGATCGGCGACAATTACGATGTCTTCATTGGCATCCTTTGGGCGCGGTTCGGTACACCAACTCCGCGTGCCGCCTCGGGCACTATGGAGGAATTTGAACGTGCTTATGCGCGCGTGCAAGCTGGAGCCAACAACCCAGAGATCATGTTTTACTTCAAAGAGGCCGCTGTCCCGATATCAAAGATTGATCCCGAGCAGCTAAAAAAAGTACAGAACTTCCGAGGTTCGCTGCCGGAAAAAGGCGGTGTTTACGCAACTTTCGAAGACTTGCCGGGCTTTTCCGCCTCTGTTCGCGTGCATTTGTCATCCTTGGCGCAGAAGTTTTCTCGAGACCATGCGTCGCTACCACAGGTGGACTCGCCGCAACCGAGGGAAACGCTGACGGCCGAAATTAAGGCCGAGGACGAATTAGGTTTTCTCGACTACGTTGAGATTTCCGACGCGCGTATCGAGGATATGGTTGCAACTATGGAATTGATATCGGAGGCAACCGTGCGCATGGGATCGCAGTTTGAAGGTCACATGCGCGAGACAACAAGGCTAGCAACTGCCGGCCCGGACACAAAATCTGCAAAACGACTAATCAAGCGGTGTGCCGACGACATGCAGGCGTACGCCGGAATTCTGAAAAATCAGACACCTATCCTCGCAGCCAATAGAGAGGCGGCGTTCGACGCGCTGAGCAATTCGCTCACACTACATCGAGAACTCGGCACGGCAGACAATTCCAATCTTCGCGCGCTCAATGATGCAATCGAACAACTCCGGTCCAACTTGGCGGTGCCGACTGAATCAATGAAGGCATTCAGGGAGACCGCTGCGAGTTTTCCAAGAATGACGAGCGACCTGAACAAGGCGAAACGACTTGTTGTGGAGCAAATTGATGCTCTGATCGAGGAGTTCGACAAAACTGACAGTACTGCAACTAATATCCTGCTGTCGATGGCGCAAATGCTTTAACCCTTTAGCTTCTTGGGGCGGGCGCGAATAACTCAAACATTCAACCCTCGGATTCAGCGTCCGGGTGCTCGGAAGGCCGGCGCTCGAGCATCCGTTAGCGATCACTCGGCTCCCCGATTTTGGCGCAGGCGCTCCGGTCGACGCCGCTGTTCTCGGAAGCAGGATTCACACATTCCGAACCCCGCTCGCGGCACTCTCGCAGCAGTTGGTGTACACGTCGCCGCTCATTGCGCCACTGGACCGAAAAGATACCGTGTTTCATCGCGTTCAGTGTGGATACGGATTTACCCGCCTCCGTAGTTGGACCCGTTGCGCTTGTCCATGGCTTCCAGCGTCTGATTGCTTCGGCTTGGTTCGCCCGCTGTTCCAGCGTCCGTAAGCGGCCTCATGTAAGAGGCATCGGGGGCAACTCCATGGAGACATGCGTTCGTTGCCCCCAAAAAATGCCCCCGGTTGCCCTAGGCTGTCAATTGGAGAAGGTGGGCGAAGCTGGCAACAAAAAACCCCGAGAGCCTTACGCTATCGGGGTTCTTGGTAAAACTTTGCAGCCACTTGCAAGGTGTTTGGTGGAGGCGGCGGCAATCGAAGTGGGAGCTAGAAGTATTGCCCATTAAGCGGATACCAAATCATATTTTAAAAAGTACCCCCAGAGATACCCCCGTGTTGTCGCAAGCGTCGGAATGCCGTCTTGGTCAGGCCTTTGTTAAACTCAGCCTCAAAATTGAGGGCAGCATGAGCGACGAAGAAAAAACTCTCGTGATCGGGTCTAAGGGGCATCAGTTCGTCACGTCAGTCGACTGGGATGAAATCGACTCCGTGAATGTGGTGGATTACGACAATATCGTCGTGGACGTCAACTCCCTCGACGTCGACGCGGTGTTTAAAAAAGACAAAGTCATTTTGACTCGACTGAAGGCTGGACTTGGCCGCTTCCTTGCGTCATACGGCAAGCTCGTCGTAATCGGGGCCGCACGTCGCTTTGTGACGTCGAATGAAAATTATGACAACTGGGACTGGTGTCCCATACATGTGTCCACTAGGACGGAGTCGGGCGACACTGTCATCCTTGAGGCAGGAAATTATGGGAAATTGCTTGGTCACTTGAAGCGGTGGTGCTTCCATTATGAGGTGGGGGAGGTCGAAGAATCGCTGGCGCGTTGTTATGGACGCGGGAAAAAAACCGTCAGTCACCTTGCGCTTGACTATGCGACCAATAGGTATGGCGGATCCTTGGCTTGCCAAGTGAGCTTTCATGCGGTCGATGACGGCTCAGCTCCGCTACCTGGCAGCTTGATCTTGCTACCTCATATTCCGGATCTGGACGCCCACGTCGCGATCCGACTCGTTTTGGAAGATCTGTTAGGTCGGGAACAAGCGACGACGGCCTACCCCGACTGGTTGGAGGAAATTCAAATGCCTGTCGTTGCGCCGATTGACGCGCGCATCGAAGAGATAAAGGCAGTGATAGCCGCCTTAGAAATAGAGAAGGCGGAGTGTATCGCTGCGAAATCGGGATATGAACGTTATAAGGGTCTGCTTTATGTAAGTAGCTTCGAACTTGAGCGACTAGTCGCTGAATGCTTGCAGCGTTTAGGCGGAGCCATACAGCCGGCAAAGTATTCGCAGGAGGAGTTCATCCTTGAGCACGCAGGCGGCGTTTATCTTGCGGAATGTAAAGGCGTCGGAAAGAGTATTTCGCTGACGAATCTACGTCAGCTCACCGACTATTTGCTGCGATACGAAGAGGATGAAGGGCATCCTGGTAAAGGAATTCTCTTCGGAAACGCTTGGCGCGAATTGCCACTCGCGGATCGCGGTACGAATGACCGGCCGATTTTTCCGCAGAACGTTCGAGTGCGTGCAGTTCAGTTGGAGATCGCGCTGGTGTCTACCGTGGATCTATTCGCGGCGTTCAGCGCCTTCTTGGAAGGACGCGCTACGGGACCCGCAGTTTTGGATTGGATTGTCGGAACTGTTGGCGTGGCCGACCTTTCAACTCTGCAGTTGAGCCCATAGACATTGCGTTAGCGGTGTTTCGGGGGAGGGGCGTTGGGCGATTCTAAGCAAGCGTTGACTTTGTTCATGGCTATGGGGCGCTAATGATGGAAGTTAAAGATCTAGTAGGGTTCGGCAAAGCGATTGAAAAATTTTGCGATGTCGTCAGCGGTGGCATTGGTGCCATCTATAAGCCACGCGCCATGCGCCGAGAGGCCGATGCTGAGGCTTACAAGGTGGTGGCTTTGGCGCGGGCAGAGGCACAGGCTGAAATTGAAAAGCGCGCCATTGCGTGCTTACCTACGGACTCTCCGCTTTTTGCGGCTGAAGTGCCTCTATTGCAGCGCGCAGCTGCACGATTGGCGCTGCAGGAACTGGAAAAACAAGCAAATGTAGAAAGCGTCGTCGAACACGCGGAAGACAACTTGAGTGACGACGTGTCGGGCGATCCGGTCGACAAAAGTTGGACTACCCGCTTTTTCGCAGCTGCATCTGAAGTATCGGACCAACTCATGCAACAAGTTTGGGGGAAGGTCCTTGCCAAGGAGGTTGCGAAACCTGGCTCGTACAGCCTGAGATCGCTCGAGGTGCTTCGGAACCTATCGGTCGCCGAGGCAGAAACATTCCGTCGCGTATGCTCGCTGCAAATCAACGGTAACGTATATAAATTGGATATCAACAGTGACCTGCCGCAGTTCGGCGTGGCCTATGTGGATTTGCTATCGCTGCGTTCAGCCGGCCTTATGCACGAAGGGGATTTTCTTACCTCCAGGGTGGACTTGCCTACCGTGATGCCGTATCAGGGCTGTTACCTGCAGCTAACGGTCGCGGATGGGCAAGTCGCAGGAACTCATAAGCCGACGACAAGTGTGCAGGTGCAACTAAACACGCTTGTCTACACGGACGTTGGTAGAGAGTTGTCGAAATTGATCGAGCATTCGCCCAACTGGAATTACATCCGTGCGCTGCAAACCTGTCTCAGGGAGAAGCATAAAATCGAGCTAGCCTTGGTAGAGGTGACTCTCGTCGACGGAGGCGCGAAAATTGACCGAAAACTTCAAATTCCGGCGGACGAGGGCGGCTGATAACAAGGTGCCGGCCGCCTTCGACTGTGTCTCCAAAGGGCGCTCGCCTTCCTTATGGTTGTGCGGATGGACAGGCGAAGTCAATCACCGCGTGTAGCGACGATCTGGCGGTCGATCCAACTTTGGACTTCCGGTTCAAGCCAGCCACTCGAATATCCAAGCTTGATCGGCGCGGGAAATTTGCGATCCTTTATGCGGGCGTAAATGACGCTTCGGCTAAGACCGACCAGGCGGCAAACTTCCGGCAGTCGGATAATCCGACGTTGCGCGTTATCTTGTGCCATTAGATATTCCTTTCCATTACTTGATTCGCGGACGCCTGTTGCCATTCGGCCAAAACTTCTTCTGCTGAGAACAACACGCCGACGGCTGCCGCGGCCGGCATTCTCTCCGCAGCGTACCAACCCTCTTGCATCCGCTGGCGAGTCTGCATTTCTTTGATGGATTCGGTCATGGCAACTCTCAGATCCAAGTCGGATGCAGCGCGCGGTCGAGCTGCATCAAACCGGTTTCGATAGACAAGCGAGCCTGTTCGGCCCACGTGCGTGCTTCCTGCGCGGCTTTGTGCCGGCTATAGCTGCCTACTTCGTCGCGCATGAGGTCGAGCAACTCGACGTCGGCGCCAAGGGCGATGCCCTCGACCAGTTGGCGAATCTCTAGGCGAAGGGCTGTGATCCGTGCGAGGGTGGCCAGTCGGGAATCCGACTGGCCTTCGTTCGTCTGGATTGGTTTGCGCCGCGAGAGCGGCGCTTCGTCTTTCTGGATCGCTTTGGCAGGCGGGAGCCTGCTGCTGTTGACGTCGTCGTTCGATGCGTGCGCCGGAACGGCGCCAGCAAGCGAAAGCCGGGGGCGTTTATCCGCAGGTTGCCGCTTACGCGGCAGCGGACGTGGGGTAGAAATGGCCGGGCGAACCATCTTTCAACTCCCTCCCTTCGTATCAAGCAGATCCTTCACGGGCAGCAACGCGGTGTGAACTCCGGCGATGGTCGGCCTTTCCAATTGGCCGAACGCGGGGTCGTGGAGCACGGCCTGCAGTGCCTGCAAAAGTTGCTTTGCTTGCGCGTCGCTGATCTTGTGAGCTACCGGCTTGCTGAGTGTCTTTTTCGTGACTTTGGCCTTCCCGCCCGCCTTCGCCTGTTGTGCCGCGTTCTGTAGGCGCTCAAGTGCCTTATCGCAGCCGTGCTTGCGAATCTCGTCAATGGCGAGCGTCGACGAAACAACCTTGTCTCGGACCAACTTATGAAGGGCCGATGGCGCGGTCGCAAGCAACAGCACGTCACGGATCGTCTGATCCGTTATGTTGAGGCGCTTGCAGATCGTGCCGTTGGTCTCGCCGAGCTCTTGCAGCTCGATTACTTTTTCCGCGAGCTGTAGCGGAGTCAGCTTCTCTCCATCGTTGTTCGTGATGCCGGCGTAGATCAGATTGGCGCGATTGACAGACTTGGCTTCGTCGATCACGCACGGCAGCCGGTCAATCTCCTTATCCTTTGCAAACCCGCCTTCCAAGATAGCGAGCAGTGCGGCGTGGTAGCGGTGCTGGCCCTCGTAGACGAATATCCGGTCTTCGCCGCCGACCTTGCGCACGAAACAACCGAGCGGCTTCTTTCGATCGTAGCCGTTCGCCTTCATGAGCTCGGCAAGGTGGCGAACGCGATCGTGATCGAGCGGGCGAACGTTGTCGCGTGGGTCGTAATGGATCTGATCCGGCGGAACGGTCCAGAGATCTGCCGATCCGCCGCCGGCGGCTTTGATGGCTGCCTTCGTGTTGCCGGTGACGATCATCGCGTCGAGAACGAGCGGGCTGGTCTTAGCCATTGTTGGTTCCTCCCGTCGACGGCAGGCCGCCAACATCGGCAAACGTGGCATCTGGTGCGTAGTGAAACAACGTACCGTCGAACGGAGCGATCGCGGTGCCGGCGAGCCAGTACACGAGGCGCTCGTCGGCACGTCGGATGGCCTGCCGCACGACCGTAGCGCGCACAAGCATGTGCAGATCGAGTCGGAGTGCCTGTCGATCGGCGTGGGGCAGTGCGGCCTCAAGATTGTCGATAGTGAGCGGGTCCCGCTGGCCGGCGAGAAACGCGATCAACGCTTTGCAGATGGGGGAGAGGTCAGCTGGCATGTTGTCTCCGGAGGCGGCTGTACAGGTTGGCGCGCAGGAATGGTCGTGCGAAGCAGATAGCGCAGAACAATGCGATGGCCACGACGATGAGCTTGCCGGCGGAAACGCCTGCGAACAGCCAGAGCACCGCGTCGGCGAGGCCGAACAGATAACCGATATGACGATGCTGAGCCGCGCCGGTAAGGAACCACGCGGTGCAGCACGTGGTAATGGCGACGAGGAGGGCGAAGATCACGCGACCTCCTTCACCGGCATTGAGCTGGGCTTGCGCTTTTTCGCCTTGGCAATCGTCCGCTCGGCGAGCGATTCTGCTTGCTTCCGCCGATTCCTTTTGACGGCCACCGCGCAGTCGTCTTCAGTCGGATACGAGATTGCCGTGCCGACGACCTGGGTGCCGTCGAGAATCATGTAAAGCGTATGGACGCTGCCGGCGAGCGGTCTCCGCGCGACGACATACTTGCCAACCATCACAGGCGTAGTCGCGCGCGGCGCCATCGGGTCGTAATGAATGATGGAGCGCAAGCCGATCGTGTCTCTGCGCGTCGGCTCCTGCGGAGCATTGAGTTTTGGTCTTTGCATGTGTCGTTACTCCGTGTCGCCGGCGGCAAGACGCTTGCCGTCTGGCGTAGATTGATCTGTTCGTCTCTGCTTTTTGCGCAGTTCAGCGCAGTTGGTGAGGCAGATCCGCAGGGCAGGATTGGTGACAGCGTCGCCAGGCGAGCCGCGTATGTGACGGAGACGGAATTCCCTGGCTATGTCGGCATCGCTAACGGGGATCCGGTCTGTCATCGCGCCACCTAGACCCTTGCGTGAACTTGTCTTGTGGTTGCAACTGCCGGGGGCGGGGCAAGCACATTGATGGTCACGACGATGACGGCAACTGCGAAGGCCAGACGCCATGCCAGTGACTTCTCAAAGTCACTTTGTTGGGGTGGCAGTTCGGCCTGTGTGGCGCGGAGCCACGCCCGGCGGGCATTTCCGGCTGAATCGGCTAGGGATTCCATGAGATCTCCGAAGGAGGAGTCGCACCGGCTGGTGCAACTTCCGTCGAAGGATATCCGCATGCGGAATTGTGTGTCAATTCCTTATGCGGATATTTTTGAAAATTCTAGAGTGTGGATTGCCGCCTGCGGATATGTTTCGTCTTTTTCTGAGTGATGTAGGCGGATGTCAATTGGGCGGCAACGGAAAGGGCGGCGTCGATCCACGCAATGTCATTGACGTAGGTAAGCGCCGCGAAGCCGAGTGCGAAAACGATGGCAAGCGAGGCAGAGCCCCGGTGCTTGGGTCTTGGGGATTCGCGCTGGGCGTGGAGGCGCAGGCGCTGTGAGAGCTGGTCAAGTCCGTCGGCGAGCCGCAGTGCGTGCTCAGGCTCGACGCCAATGATGGAGAGGCCGATGCTGCCGTCGATGTGCGCGGTGGCGAGCGCCGCCGCGATGGCAGAGCCATCGGCGAAAGTACTGCTGGTCAACTCGGCACGTAAATGAGCCTGGCGTTCCTTCTGAGAATCGATCGCCGGATTGAGCGTATCTTCCGGAGAATTTTTGTGCGCAGTCGAATGGACGAGGCGTAACTTATGCCCCTGTTGGCTTCTTTCGACGGCCCCGTACACTATTTTGTCGTTCATGGCTGGTCAACGTTTGGTCTGATGGTCTGCGTTGATTCAGCCGTTGAGCAACTTCAAGCTCTTCGTTCTGCGGATGCTGCCGTTCGGTGTGGGTCACCGGCGTGCCACTTGCTGCGGCCTCGTGAGAGGCAATAACGAACTCGATAAACGATTTGATCTTTTCCTTCTCCGTATGGGGAAGGGCTTTGTACTTTTCGTTGACGATCGCGGGAAGATCGTCGCCATCGCCTTCCGTTAGAAGCGTCCCAATCGATACGCCAATAGCCTCTGCCAGTTTGCCTACCGTTTCGATTTCCGGCTCGGTGTCTTCATTGATTATCCGGTGAATCGAACTCTGTGACATGCGCGCGCGCGCGGCTAGCTTCGCCTGCGTAGCGACTTCTGGCACGACCAGCATCAGCCGTTTGACGTTTTGGGCAAGGATGCGCTTCAGCGGTTTTTTCATCCTTAAATCATTCCATGTGCGGAATTCCCTATGCGGAATTGTATGGGTTATACTTCCTTCCGCATGCGGATATTCCGCGTTGAACTAGGGTGCGCTAATGACGATATCAACGACCGAACCAATGCTTTCGACAGTCCTGCGGCGTCTGGATGGCGTAAAGGGGGAGTGGCCGGAGGTCGCGAAAGAAAGCGGGGTTCCCTATCAAACGCTTACCAAGATCGCATGCAGGATCGTTGCGGATCCACGCATTTCAACGGTGCAGACACTGTTCGACTACTTCGCGACCAGGGCGGAATCGCCGTCGACACCTCACAGCCCGGCCGCAAAACACTGATTGCGGCTCAGGCATCGCATGACCACGCGCCTATTGAGATTCGATATTAGTGATACGGCAGCGCGGTAAACAGAATGAAACGCAGTGGCGGCAAAGATACGGGGGATTCACATGACCTGCAGATATAGCGGCACCGACTGGCTGGACGTGCTTTACACGTCGGTTCGAAACACGCCGGGGGGCGTCGCAGACGCGGCGGCTTTCCTGACCAATCGTCGCGGCAAGAGCATCGGCACAGAATCGCTTCGCTTGCGTTTGCGCGGAGAAGGCGAAAACCGGCTCTCGATGGAAATGTTCGAACTGCTTGTCGAGTGGATGGAAGAAAAGCGCCAGACGCAATGCTTTGACGCGATCCATGCACTCAATGAGCGCTTCGGCCTACGTGCGACTGAGATTGCCGACCCGGATGCGGCTGACAGCGTCGACGCGGTCGCGCTCGGCGCACTGGATTTTGCACGGCAATCAGGCGTTGTCGCCGGCGAGGTACGTACTGCGATCGCTGACGGCGTCATCACTTCGCAGGAGGTCGATGCAATCGCACTGGCCGCGCGCAATAACCAGCGCCTGCTTGATCGCCTCCTGCGTACCGTGCAGGCGGTTAGCAGGCTGGGTCGCCGTCAAGCATGAGGTTTTGCCCTGGAATGTCATGCTGCAATCCGCACCGTGAGCGGGTTGAACTGTCCTGCGACGTGAACCAGCAACTCGCGTGCGGCACGTCCGCGCTCCAGTGGATGGCAGATCGCAATCCGGAGCACACGCCGCAGTTTCTGGCTTCTCTCATCAATACCTTTCCCAGCGACCTCGCGCTAATTCGGCAGGCGGCCTTGCGCGCGGCTGTTGTTCCCCTGTTCGTTGAACGGTCCGCACAGGCCTGTGCGGCATTGAAGACCAAAACTGAGCGGCACGACTTCAGGCGACAACTGGAGGGAGGGCTCGCGCCTGCTGATCTGGAGCGCTTCGATCAGCTGATGTCCGCCGAATGGCGCCGCCTTCGCGGCAAGTAATCAGGGAGACCTCAAAGTGACTTTGCGCGGTGCGAGTTCGTTGCTTCGCCGTAGTAATCCATCGTTCGGACGTTCTCCGTCCGGTCAACAGATGTACGCCGCCGGCCGCGCCGCGTGGCGTGCGTTTTCTCATCAACGCGAACGCCAGAGGAGGATCAACGAATGTCTTCGTTAGAACAGATCGTTCAGCAGCTCGAGGCTGATGGTCATCCGAAGCTGCCTGACGGCCACCCGATTGCTGATGGCAAACCCCATCGCTACGGGGCCGGCAAAAAATATTGGTACTCGCTGCACCAGATCGAGCGTGCGGGCAAGGTCCTCGGTTACACCGGCGCATTCGGGCGTTGGTCCGGCAATGACAACGGCGCCCAGGCTTTCCAGTGGCATGGCGAGGCATTGACGCCGGAAGACGTCAACGCAGCCCGGCAACGTCAGCAGGCCGCCGATCGCGCCGAAGCCGAGAAGAAAGCACACGCTGCGAAACTCGCCGCAAATCGTGCGCGCGATCAGTGGCAAAGAGCAAGTGATGACGGCACGTCCGGCTATCTCGACAGAAAGCAGATCACGCCAGAGGGCGTGCGCTTCGATTCCGAAGGCACGGTGCTGGTGCCTATGTTTCAGTACGCCGATAGCATCCGGCTCGTCGGCCTGCAAAAGATCACACCCGATGGCGCGAAGCGCTTTAACAAGGGCATGGAGAAGAAGGGCGCTGCGTATCTGCTTGGGGATATTGGCAATGACGACAAGGTTGCCATGATCGCTGAAGGCTACGCAACAGGCCGCACGATCCGGATGGCGACCGACGAAGCGATCCCGCTCTCGATCTGCTTCGATGCCGGCGGCATTCTGTCGGCAGCGCGTTACCTGCGTGACACGTTCCCCGATCTGCATCTGCTGATCTGCGCCGATGACGACTGGAAGATCGAGCAGCGGCTGCGGGAGTGCCTTGCCGAGGAGTTTGGCTATAGCGGTGAGTTAGCAATTGGCGGCGACGCGGTACGCGTGGAGACGAAGAATACCTGGTACATGATGCGCGCGGTGCATAAGCGCGATGATCAGGGTGTCGGTTACATCGAGCTGTCGTACGGAAATGACGTGGCGCCAGAGCGCCGCAAGCGGTTTGAGAACGCGGGGCTCAGGTGTGCATTCGAGGCCGTTGCGGATGTCGGTAATGCGAGCGTCGTGTTTCCGCGCTTTGCCAACCGCGGTGACCGCAAGCTCACCGATTTCAACGATCTGCATTGTGAGGAAGGCCTCGAGCTGGTGCGCCAGCAGATCCAGTCCGCGCTACTCGCTGCATTAGCGCCGGCCGCGCAGGACATCCCGCTGGATGCACTGATGCAGGATCAGAATCTTGCGGCTGACCCTCTGTATGACCGCGCGGTTGCAGTTGTGCGGACGGCTGCACGTGCGTCCGTGTCGCTTGTGCAGCGTGCTTTGAGCATTGGCTTTAATCGGGCAGCCCGGCTGATCGAACGCATGGCGGCTGACGGCATCGTTTCGGACGAAAGCCCGAATGGTACGCGCTCGGTGATCGGCGGCTCCAATGCAGATCGCGCGACGTCCGCTGGCGCTGCGACAGGGGAAAGCGCCGGTCATGAGATCGAGAACGGGGCGCATACCTGGGAGCGTGATCTGGCGCGAAGCGATAAAGGCAATCTGTTGCCCACGCTCGGTAATGTGCATCTGATCCTGTCGAATCACAAGTCATGGCAGGGCGTCATCGCGCAGGATGACTTCGCCGGTCGCGTTGTGAAGCGTAAGAGGCCGTCGTTCGCACAGGGTGAGGTCGGCGAATGGTCGGATATGGACGATATCCGTTGCGTGCTGTGGTTGTCGCAGAAATATGGAATCTCCGTGCGGCAGGACATCGTGATGAGTGCGGTGCTGCTGGTCGCGGATGCGACGCACTTTCACGACGTGCGGGAATACCTCGAAGGCGTCGTGTGGGACGGTGTCGAGCGCGTGCGTACCTGGGCGACGCGATACATGAAGGTGGCCGACAGCGAGTATGTGCAGCTGGCCGGCACGAAGTGGCTCATCGCGGCAGTAGCGCGCGTGATGCGACCTGGCTGCAAAGCGGACAACGTACTGATTCTGGAAGGCAAGCAGGGCTGGTACAAGTCGACGGCGCTTGAAGTAATCGCGGGCAAACCGTGGTACACCAACTCGCCGATCCGCATTGGCGACAAGGACACGTACGCCGTTATGGCGGGCAAGTGGATCATCGAGCTGGCCGAGCTGGACTCGCTAAACAAAAGCGACTCGTCGGCCGCCAAGAGCTTCTTTGCGACCGAGACAGACCGGTTCCGTAACTTCTATGGCAAGCGCGCAACGGATGTGCACCGGCAGGGCGTGTTCGCCGGCTCGGTCAACTTCGACACGTACCTCAAAGACGAATCCGGAAACCGGCGTTACTGGCCGCTACGTGTCGGCGGCCCGATTCATATTGACGATCTGCGGCGGGATCGCGATCAGTTGTGGGCGGAGGCCGTTCATCTGTACCGGCAAGGTGTCATCTGGCACGTGACGGAGGCTGAAAAGCCGCTGTTTGAAAGCGAGCAGACCGAGCGCTATGAAGGCGACGTCTATGAGGATCGGATCGCACGCGATCTGGAGCTCAGGCCGCGCGTCACGATGGAGGAAATTCTTGCTGACATCCTGAAGCTCGACACCTCGAAGTGGACGCTGCCCGAGCAGCGTCGCGTCGGCAAGGCGCTGAAATCACTCGGGTGGGTGCGCAAGCGGGAGTCGACGGGCCGGCGCGATTGGTACTACGTCAAGGAAGACGAAGCGCCGGCACCTTTGATGGAACTCGCAACTGAGGGCGCGGACGATGACGCGCCGCTCTGATTTCTCGCCATTCTGGCGCGCTGCGCTTCGTTTTTCGGCGCGCCTTTGCGCCAGCTTTGGCGCGCCGTTTTCATGGTTCAGCGCCGTCCCGTGTCCCAACGTCCCAAGCGACCGCCTTGCGTGTGTGTGCATGCCTGCGACGTGCGCGACGTGAGGGTGTGCACATGTCGCGGGCGCGCGCGCACCCACAAGCCTTTCCCTTGGGACATTGGGACATTGGGACAATAAGAGGTTAAAGATGATCGACCTGAAAGAACGAGCCGGTGTCGCAATGAACGTCCGCAGCCAGCTGGGCGAGTCGACTGGGGACCCGAAAGTAACTTTGGGCGCTCTGGCGTTTGTCAATGAACTGGGCAATTTGCTGTGGCGCATGAAGTATGGGCAGGACGTGAAACGAAGTGGCCTGCAACGTGCGACGTTGTTGCTGGCGAGTCGTATCCGCTGGTCGGGGAAGTTTGCGCGCGGCAAGTTCACTGGTCTCGATCGGAAGGAAAACCGCGATCGGCGTGCGGGTCGCTCTTACGAGCGCTCGCATGCCGACATCGTCGAGCGGTTCGCGCAACGGGTGATCATCGAATGGGTTGCCGACAAGTGCCAGCACTGTGAAGGGCGCGGTGTGTCTGGCCGATCAGAGAAGCGAACCGCACCAAAGGTCGTCGAGCTTGAGTGCAAAACTTGTCACGGTGAACGCTTCCTCGTGGTCGATGAGGAATACATTCCATTTGCGCACACCGGCCGGGGGCCGATGGCATTGCGCGAATATGAGCGCTGCGGCACGTGTCACGGGCGCGGCACAATCCGCAGCGAACAGAAGGCCGCGCGCGATGGTCGGCAGATCTGTCCATTCTGCAACGGTACGGCGCGACACCCGGTCGACGAAGCGGCACGTGCTGTAGCGCTCGGGGTGTCGCTTGACCTGTACCGCTCACAGTGGGCGCGATACTTTCACGGCGTCTTCGCCATGCTCGACACGGTTGACGGTAGGGCCGCTGACACGATGCGTCGACAGATGCGAGCATGAAATTCTTGCAAACCAAGAATCAATCGAATATATTTCGGCCATCCTTTACCGAGTCACTGGATACCCGCTGGCACCGCGCGTTAGTCGTGCAAACCTCTCGGCGACACAACAATAAAAACTGGAGCCCGTTAGGTCGTGTGGAGGCGTGCGCCTTCACGAAACATCAGATTCAACCTAAGCCCTGAGCGCGAAAGCCCTCGGGGCTTTGTCTTTTCAGGAGCAACCATGCATGCGTTCCAACGCCTTGTCCTGTTCGCCTTCGCGCTGCGGTCTTCTGTTGTTGATGAGCAATCGGGCGGAGCAGCATCGTTGCCGTCAGTGGCTGACCGCGCAGGCGACGCGGCTGCGACTCAGTCAGCGGCATCAACGGTGGTCGATGTACATCCGTCGCATCAATGGCTCGATGCGATCGAGGAAGAAGTCTCTTCGTGGCTCGTTCACCTCACGAAGGCGACCCGGATCCGCGAGCTCGTCGCGAAGGCGCGCGCGCATCTGCCCGGTCGCGATGCCGAGTAAGGCGCCCACACCGTGCCGTCATCCGGGTTGCCGCGCGCTGGTCGCGTCTCCCGGCTACTGTGCCGATCACGCCCGTGATGACATTGGATGGCAAAGCGACAAGCGGCGCGGCACGCGTCACGAACGAGGCTATGGTAGCGCTTGGACGAAGCTGCGCGCACTCATCCTCCGCCGCGACGGGGGTCTCTGTCAGCCCTGTTTGCGTACGCGTCGCGTGACGCGCGCGTCGCAGGTCGACCACATCAAACCGAAAGCCGAAGGCGGCACGGATGACGAATCGAACCTGCAGTCCATCTGCGATGCGTGCCACAAAGTGAAGACGGCACGTGAAAGCGCCCGCGCCCGAACGGGCGCATAGGGCTCTCAGCGCGCTTCCGAAAAGTTGCTTTGCGACCTCCGTGGTCACGCGGGCAGCGGCCCGCACGCGCGCTGTAAAGCGCTCGACGAGCCATCGTCAAACCGAAGCAGGGTCCTGCCGAAGCGAACGCGCGGTGCATCCGGGGGTGGCCGAAAGTCTGGCGACCCTTCGGATGGGACCGCGTGTTTAGCCAAATTTTTCTGCGCGCAAGTTTCCGAGGGGGGGGTGTCCAAGCATCCCTTTGAAGATATGGGTCAACGTGGTCCGCAACCGGCGCCTGCGGCGCTCAAACTCATTCGCGGCAATCCCGGCAAGCGTCCGATCAACCTGTCGGACGGCGTCAATCCGGAGGTCGCAATTCCCGATGCGCCGCGCCATCTGAGCAAGGAGGCGCGCAAGGAGTGGAAGCGCGTCTCCGCCGAGCTCGAGCAGCTCGGGCTGATCAGCAGGCTCGATCGTGCTGCGCTCGCGCTGTATTGCCAGGCGTGGGGGCGGCTCGTCGAGCTTGAGACAGCGTTCCAGAAGCGGCAGGAGCTGTACGCATCGCAGGGCCGGACGTTGTCCGACGCATTCGTCGATGTGGCGCCCTCCGGCTATCGCCAGCAGGCGGTCGAGGTGAGCCTGATCAATTCGCTGCAGGATCAGGTGCACAAATTCCTGCAGAGCTTCGGCCTGTCGCCGTCGAGCCGCTCGCGCGTGACGCCGTCGACCAATCAGCTGGCGCTGCCCGGGCTCGAACCGGAAAGCGGCGGCTGGGGGCGGTTCGCAAAATGAGTTCGCAGAGCGACGAACCGAACTACGTCGAGATCGCGAACGGCTACATCGATGACGTACTCTCCGGTCGGATCGTCGCTTGCAAGTGGGTCAAATTGGCCTGTAAGCGGCAGCGTGACGACCTTGCACGCGCCGAGTCGGCTTCGCCCGACTTTCCGTATCGCTTCGACGTGGAGGCCGCGAGCCGGATTTGCGGCTTTGTCGAACTGTTGCCGCACATTAAGGGCAAATGGGCTCGTACACGTCAACGCATTGTGCTCGAGCCGTGGCAGATCTTCGTGCTGTCGACGGTGTTCGGCTGGCTGCATGTCGACACCGGACTTCGCCGATACCGCCGGGCGTACGAAGAGGTCGCCCGAAAGAATGCGAAGTCGACCAAGAGCTGCGGGGTGGCGCTCTATCTGTTCGCCGCTGATGGCGAACCGGGCGCGGAGGTCTATAGCGCAGCGACGACGCGCGATCAGGCGAAGATCGTTTTCGATGACGCGAAGGCAATGGCGCTGCGCGAGCCGGAAATGTGCCGCACGCTTGGCATCGAAGTGCTGCAGCACCAGATGCTCGTGCCGGATGATGCGAGCAAGTTCACGCCGCTGTCTGCTGAAGGCAGCACGCTTGACGGTCTGAACATACACGGCGGCGTTATTGACGAGCTGCACGCGCACAAGACCCGCGCCGTGTTCGACGTGATCGACTCGGCTACCGGGGCGCGCGACCAGTCGCTGCTGTGGATGATTACGACTGCCGGCACGGACCGCACCGGTATCTGCTACGAGCAGCGCACGCACGTCACGAAGATTCTGGAGCGCATCGTCGTCGACGAGTCGTTCTTCGGCATCATTTTCACGATCGACGACGGCGACGACTGGGCAGACCCGGCGTGCTGGGCCAAGGCGAATCCGAACTACGGCGTGTCGGTGTTGGCCGACGATATGGAATCAGCGTGCCGCAAGGCGCTATCGATGCCGAGCGCGGTCGGTAACTTCCTGACGAAGCGTCTGAACGTCTGGGTGAACGCCGACAGCGCGTGGATGGACATGCGGGCATGGGACGCGTGCGCGAACCGCGACCTGCGTATCGAGGATCTGTACGGCGAACGTGGCTATGTGGCACTGGACCTCGCGAGCAAGGTCGACATTGCGGCGAAGATCCGTCTGTTCCCGCCTTCCGGCAAACGGGCGAAGTGGGCAATTTTCGGCACCTACTACCTGCCGGAGCGGGCCGTAGAGAACGCACACAACAGCCAGTACGATGGCTGGCGCCGCAGTGGATGGCTCACGGTGACCGAAGGCGAGGTGACCGACTTTGACCTGATTGAAGACGGCGTGCGCGAGGACTGCTCGCAATTCGACGTTGTCGAAGTGCCGTTCGACCCTTTCCAGGCGACGCAACTGTCGAGCCACCTGTTGGCGGAGAACGTGCCGATGGTCGAGATGCGCGCAACGGTGCTGAATTTTAGCGAGCCGATGAAGCAGCTCGAGGCGCTCGTGCTGAAGGGGGAGCTCGAGCATAACGGCGACCCGGTTCTGGCGTGGATGGTCAGCAATGTCGTGTGTCATCGCGATCAGAAAGACAACATCTATCCGCGCAAAGAGCGGCCGGAAAATAAGATCGACGGTGTCGTCGCGGCCATCATGGCACTCGGTCGGGCGATTGTGCCGGGCGAAAGCGACGAACACTCCGAAGTATTCGTGGAGCTCTAATGTTCAAAATCTTTAGCCGACATGAGCAGGCATCGCCGCCGGCACGGGCCGAACCCGTCTTGCAGGCCGAGCAGGTCCCGGCGGTGCACAACCAGACCGGCGCGACCACGATCGTCAACTATGAGGAGCTCGGCGAGCTGCTCGGAGACGGAAGCGGCATCGCCGGCATGAGTGCCGAACAGGCGATGCGGACTTCGGCGGTATACGCCTGCGTGCGTTTGCTTGGTGGGGCGATCGCGTCGATGCGTATGGAGATCTACCGGCGCAACGGCACGGCCCGCTCACTCGCCGATGATCATCCGCTCTGGTGGAAATTCAACGAAGAGCCGTGCGCGATGATGACGGCACCCATGATGTGGGAGTACTTCGTTACGTCGCAATGTTTCTACGGTGACGCGTTCGCGCTATTGCTTCGTGATCCGCGCAATCCGACGATCATCGACGATGTCATTCCGCTTGATCCGCGCTCAGTCTGGGTCTGGCTGAAAGGAGGCCGGTACTACTACGTGGTGTCCCTGCCGTCGACGTACGGCGAAGAGATGTTGCCGGTGGCCTTCGATCAGGATGACATCCTGCATTTCGCTGGCCCCGGCTTCAATCCGCGCACGGGTCGGTCCATGTCGGTGCTTAAGTACGCTGCGAGCCGGGCTGTGCCGATCGCGCAGCATGCCGAGGAGCTGGCGGACAAGGCCTTCACGAAGGGCAATATGTCCGACGTGGTCCTCAAGTTTCCAAAGCAACTTTCCAAGGACCAGCGCGAGGACCTACGTAACTACTGGGTCAGGAAGCACAGCGGCCTCGGCAATGTAGGTGCACCCGCAATCCTCGGTGAGGGCGGTGACGTCGCGCAGCTCAAGATGACGGCCGTCGACGCGCAGCTTCTCGAATCGCGATCTTTTCAGGTGACCGACATTGCGCGTGCGTTCGGCGTTCCGCCCTGGATGATTGGCGAGACATCGAAGACGACGAGCTGGGGGTCGGGTGTCTCCGAAATGGGACGTGGCTTCGTGCTGTATTCGGTGCGCCCGTATCTGAACCGGTACGAGGCCGAGACCAACCGAAAGACGTTCCGGACGGCGCGGTTCTTTGCCGAGTTTGACGTAACGCGTCTCACGCGCGGCGATCCCGCTGCGGAGGCAGCGTATTACCGGCAGGCAATCGGCGGATCGCAGGGGCCGGGCTGGATGTCAATCGACGAAGTTCGTGCGCGGAACAATCTGCCGCCCCTGGGTGGCGCCTGTGCGCAGGTGTATTTCCCGCAGGCGCCAGCGTCCGGCAACACGAACGCAAGCGATGGCGACCAAGGTCCAACGGGCGGCGATGGGCCGCCGAACCCGGATACAACCGATCCAGAGGGGATTCCTGAATGAAACACAAAATCTTTTCCCTGTTTAACGCAAAAAAACCTGAGTTTCGGGTGAATAACGCAGCGGCCGGCACCGACATCTACCTTTACGACACCATCGGGGGCTGGTACGGCATCGCCGTACAGGATGTCATCAAGGAGCTCAAGGATGCGAAGGGCGCGGTCAATCTGCGGATCAATTCGCCTGGCGGCGATGCGTTCGATGGTCGCGCGCTGGCGACTGCGATCCAGCAGCACGGCAATGTAACTGCACACATCGATGGGCTCGCTGCCAGCGCGGCAACCTATGTCGCGCTCGCGGCCAAGACGGTCAACATTGCTGACGGCGCTTTCATGATGGTGCACAACGCCTGGACGATCGCGGTCGGCAACGCCGCCGAGCTTACCGACACCATCGCGATGCTGCAGAAAATCGACGCAAGCATTGCCAGCGACTACATGGCGAAGACCGGCAAGACGCTCGACGAGGTCAAGGCATGGATGGACGCTGAAACGTGGTTCACCGCGCAGGAGGCGAAAGACGTTGGGCTCGTCGACAACATTGTCGCGAGCAAGTCCGCTGAAAACCGGTGGGATCTGGGCGCGTACAGGAATGCGCCGAAGTCGCTTACCCAGTCCGAAACAGACTACGCGGACGCCGATCGCGCCCGTCGTGCACGCATGTTGGAACGCATCGCGTAGGAGTCGCTCCCGCGCATGTCTGGCCGCCCACCGAGGCGGCTTTTTTTTTTTGCCCGCGCGAGCGGGCTTCTCACTTACCTGGAGCATTCAATGGCTGCATCCATTCAAGCACTGCGGGAGCGCCGCGTCTCGATGTCGAAAGAGCTGCGCAACCTTGTCGACAATCACACGGGCGCCGCGTGGGGCGCAGAACAGCAGTCGCGATACGACGAGCTCGTGCGCGACATCGAGTCGACCGACTCCGAGATCGCGCGTAACCAGCGCGTGCTCGACGAAGCACAGCACGAATTCGGCCGCGCGCAGAACCGCGCCGAGACCGATGGGCTCTCGACCGATGAGGCACATGCGAATGTCGCCATGGAGACGTCGATTTTCAATTCGTGGATGCGCGGTGGCCGTGACGCGCTGAACGAGCAGCAACGCCAGTACGTTGCGCAACGCGCAGCGAGCGTTCGCAACGACATGAGCTCGGATGTCAACTCGGGCGGCTATCTGGTGCCGACCGACTTCGCCAGCAACCTCATCGAGGCGCTGAAGGCATTCGGCGGCATGCGCAGCGTGGCGACGGTGATCGGCACGAACAACGGCGTGCAGATCCAGTGGCCGACTGTCGATGCGACGGCGCAGGAAGGCGAGATCCTCGGCGAGAACACGGAAGCAGGGTCGCAGGACTTCCAGTTCGGCATGAAGGAAATCAACGCCTACAAGTTCAGCTCGAAAGCGGTCGCCGTGCCGATCGAGCTGCTGCAGGACAGCCGCATCGACCTCGAGGGTTACATCCGTACCGCACTGGCTACACGTATCGCGCGTATCACCGAGCGCAAATATGCAGTCGGCACTGGTGCGGGCGAACCGCAGGGCGCAGTGACAGCCGCGCCGGTGGGCTATACCGCGGGCTCGGCGACCGACATCGCGTACGAGGACCTCATTGAGCTCGAGCACTCCATCGATCCGGCATATCGCAGCTCGCCGAAAGTCCGCTGGCAGTTTCATGATCAGACGCTGAAAGGTCTCAAGCGCCTGAAGGATGGCTATGGTCGTCCGCTGTGGTTGCCGGGCGTCGCGGTGAAGGAGCCGGACACATTGCTGGGTTACCAGTACTCGATTAACCAGTACATCCCTGTCGCTGCGGCAAATGCGAAGTCGGTGCTGTTCGGTGACTTCACCAACTACCTCATCCGCGACGTGATGCAGGTCATGCTCTTCCGCATGACCGACTCCAATTTCACGTTGAAGGGGCAGATTGGCTTTCTTGCGATGTATCGCGGCGACGGCGGAAGCATCGACGTCGGCGGCGCATGGAAAGCGCTGAAGCAGGCAGCGGCCTGATAGACCGGCAAGGGCGGCCCCGGCCGCCCAAAGTCACTTTGCAGCGAGGTAGGGATGGTTCGAATCATTACACCGCCGGCACAAACGCCTGTCTCTCTGGAAACAGTAAAAGCGCATCTGCGTATCGACGGGGATGACGAAGACGATCTGTTGACGCTGTATCTGAAGGCGGCGACCCGACGTGCTGAAGACATTACCGGCCGGGCGCTGATCACGCAGACGGTCGAGCAGCTCTGTGTGCGCGTGTGTCGCGAGGCGGAGCTCACCAGATGGCCCGTGCAGTCTGTTGTCTCTGTCAAGCGGGGCGGTGTCGATGTCGGAACATACGCAGCCCAGCTTGGTGACAATGCGACGCTCAGGGGCCTGCCGAACGGTGACATTCTCGTGCGGTACACCGCCGGCTACGGCGACACGGGCGACAGCGTGCCAGAGCCGATCCAGCAATGGATTGTTGCGACGGTCGGCACGTTCCACGAAAACCGCGAGACCGAAATCGCCGACAGCCGGGCAGCGACCGTCAGTATCAGCTACCTCGATTGCCTGCTCGATGGCTATCGGATCTGGTCGGCATAGGAGGCGGCATGCGAGCAGGCAAGCTTGATCGCCGCATCGTCATCCAGCGGCGGCAGAACGCAAAAAATTCCAGCGGTGGGGCGCGCGCAACGTGGCAAACGGTCTGCACGCCATGGGCCGGCATCAATTACCTGTCCGGCACCGAGCGAAGCGCCACGACGCACCAGGGTGGCGAAACCGCAGATGCGCGCACGTTGATCACGATGCGCTATCGGTCTGGAATTGACGAAACGATGCGCGTCCTGTACGGCGGCAAGGCTTTCAATATCCGCTTTGTGAACGACGTGCTCGATCAGCATAAGACACTGATTCTCACGTGTGACACTGGTGCAAGCGAGGGGCTGTGATGGCGACGAACAATGTGATCCAGGGTCTGCAGGGATTCAACTCGGCGATCGCGACGCTGAAGGATGACATGCAGAGGAAGGTGGCATTCTCGGCGGCACTCATCGGGGCGAACGTGATCAAGCGTGAAGCCAGGTCGATCGCTCTGACCAAGGGGCTGCGACAGACAGGGGCGCTGCTTAACAACATCGCGGTCAAGCGTGAGACGAACCCGCCGCTGGGTGTTGCGCAGTACAACCTCGGCGTGCGCCATGGTCGTGACCTCGGCAGTAAAGCCAAGGTGGCTTACTCGCTACGTGCTGATGGCAGCATCCGCAAAACGTACGTCGACGACCCGTTTTACTGGTGGTATCTGGAATTCGGGACGAAGCCGCACGACGAGTCGGGCGGTGGCGGTCGGCGCCTGGCCTTCGAGGAGGCGGGGCAGCCGGTCTTTTCGATGAAGGTCCGCAACCCCGGTATCAAGCCTCTGGCGTTTATCGGCCCGGCGTTTGAGAACAAGAGCGACGAAGCGCTCGCCGCGATGACGAACCGCGTCACCGAATTCATTCAGAAGGGCGCCGCATGAGCCTGAAAACGGACGTCTATGCCGCACTGTCGGCCATTCTGCCGAACACCTGGAACGTGGAGCTACCGCAGGATCCGACCTGGCCCGCCTTCGTGTACACGACCCATGCCGATGAAGAAAGCGGCTGGGTCATGGGCGGCGGTTATGACCTGCACACCGTGACGATCGCGATCCTCGGCCGCGACACCGATGAGAACGGTGTGCTGCGCGATCGGATTGTCGACGCATTCGAGCAGATGGATGACTTCCTTCTGGTCGAGTCCGAAGGCGACAGCAACTACGAGGGGGACGCGGCGGTGTATGCGTATCTCGTGATGATCCAGTTGCGAACGCGCCGACCTTGACCCACGAAGCCCGCCCAGTGCGGGCGTTTTTTATTGAGGAACCGTATGTCCAAACTGACCCGAAAAACCATCATCCTCGCGGTGCTCGAAACGGTGACCGGCACCGACGCATTGCCGACGGGCGCGCTCAATGCAATTCTGGCGCGCAACGTGTCGCCGAACCCGGCCGCCGCGACGTACGCGTCGCGCGACGTCGTGCGGCCATACCTGGGTAACAGCGAGCAGTTGCCCGCCGACATCCACAGCGAACTGGATTTTGAAGTGGAACTGGCCGGCGCCGGCACGCCAGGCCACGCACCGAAGTGGGCGCCGCTGCTGCTCGCATGTGGCTTTGCCGAACTGCTCACCGACGGCGTCGACGCGAAATACACGCCGATCAGCGACAACCCGCCGACGCTCACGATGTACTACTTTCTCGACGGCATCTTCCACAAGATGACGTCGGCGCGGGGGACCGTGGCGCTCGACCTGACGGCCAAGTCCATCCCGGTCCTGAAATTCAAGTTCACGAGCCTGTACAACGACGTGGTCGATCAGGCTCTGCCGGCAGGCGTTGATTACGACGATTTCCAGAAACCGCTGGTGGTGAACAAGGCCAACACGCCGAACTTCATGTTCCAGGGCGTGAGCTCGCCGCTGCAGGCGCTGACGATCGACGTCGCCAACGCGATCAACTATCAGAACCTCGTCAATCAGGAATCGGTGGATCTGACCGATCGCAAGCCCGCCGGCACCGCGACGTTGCAGCTGACGTCGGTTGCGGCGAAAGACTGGTGGGCTGCCGTGCGCGATGCGGTGACCGGCGCCTTGACGATCACGCACGGCAAGACGGCCGGCAACATCGTCCAGATCGATGCGCCGCGCGTGCAGGCGTCCAATCTGTCGTACAGCGATCAGAACGGCACCGCGATGCTGGGGCTGAACCTGACGTTCGTGCCGGTCGAGGGCAACGACGAGCTGGTGATCACGGTCAAGTGACGCCGGCAGCATAGCGGCACAACCTTTCGCATGTAGACCATGGCCCGCCTTCGTGCGGGCCCCTTCTTCTGGAAAATCAAAATGGCATTCAAGATCGCGAAGTCCGAAACCTATCAGCGCCAGATCGATGTCGTCACGGTGGGCGAGTCCGGCAAACATGAGAAAGAAAACTTCAAAGTTACTTTCCGGCGCTGCACGAACGAGCAGCTCGAGGAAATGCGCAAGAAAACCGGTCGCGAAGTGCTGCAGGAAGTTGTCGTGGGCTGGTCCGGTATCACGGATGACGACGGCAGCGCGGTCCCGTTCAACGAAGAGAATTTTGAGGCACTGATCCAGATCCCCGCCGTCTCCTTCGCGTTGGTGAAGGGCTTCTGGGACAGCATCGTGGTGGCTCAGGAAAAAAACTGATCGAGGTGGCGAGGTATTGGGCCGGCGAACGGCCCGATGACTTCGCTGCCGATGACACCGTGGTGGCGGGCCTCGAAGCTGCGGGCGCCCCGCCGGAAGTGATCGAGCGCGCACGCGCGCAGGCCGTGCGCGAAGACTGTTATGTGTGGGCCGATAACTGGCCGGTGTTCGAGGTCTTTGCGGCATTGTCCGGCCAATGGCGTTATGTGCAGGGTGGAATGAATCCGCCGGTCGCTATCGGACTGGATTATGTCGCGCTCGACGTGACGCTTCGCCTGATGGATGTGCCACGTAAGAAGCGCAGCGGCATGTTCCGCATGTTGCGTGTGATGGAGGCCGAGGTGCTCGACGTGTATCGGGAGCGTGACGCCTCGGCCTGATGTTGTACAACGCCCGCATCTGCGGGCATTTTTTTGGTACTGCCATGCCTTCTCTCGGTTCCCTGATCGCCAAGGTTTCGCTCGACTATGCCGACTTCGAGCTCGGCGCTGACCGCAGCAGCCAGGCAGCGCTCAAGATGGGTAACGACATCGAGCGCGCGGTCACCAGGGCGCTCGGTGCGTACAAGAAAAGCGTTGGCGACATGTCGGCGGCCAACGACGACCTCGGCGCGTCGATGGGACGTGCATCGGCTGGTGCGACGGCGCTGGCGGAGTCGGAGGAGCAGGCGAGCGCACGCATCAGGGACATGGTCGCGCGCTCGCTGGACGCGCAGCAGGCCATGCAGCAGGTTGCATCTGCGTCGCAGAGTGCTGCAGCCGGTATGGACTCCATCGGAGCGTCGGCGGGGCAGGTCCGCGCGACTGTTCTGGCGCAGACGCAGGCGATGATCGATGCGCAGCGCACGACCGTGCTGATGAACGATGAAATGCAGGCGCTGCGCACGACCATGGCGCAGGGTAGCGCGACCTTCGCGACGCTGGGCGATCAGTATGCGCGCCTTGATCGCGCGATGGCGACCGGCAAGCTGTCGATGGCGGAATATGACGCGACGCTGGCAGCGCTCGGGAAAGACGAGGATAAGCGCCTGCAGGCGCTCAGCGCGCTGACGACGAAATACGATCCGCTGGGTGCGGCGACGCGCAAGCTCGCGGCGGATCAGGCGCTGCTCGACGACGCGTACAAGGCTGGGCAGGTCACGACGGCGCAATACCAGCAGGCGCTCGCCGGCATCAAGACGGATCAGGCGGTCGTGGCGCTGCGTCAGCTCGCAGATCAGGAAGCGCAGCTTGAGCGCGCGTTCAGGTCTGGTGCGGTCTCGTCGGCTGACTATAAGAAAGCGCTTGCCGATATTGGCACCAACCGCGCGGCGTTGAGCGACGTTGCGTCGGCGGTCCGCGCGGGCGGCAAGGAAATGGAGGGCTTCGGCCTCAAAACGGCGGGTGCTCGAAAGGAAGTCGTTGTGCTCGCACACGAGGCGCTCACCGGCAACTGGAGCAACTTCGGCGGCTCGATCATGGTGCTTGCCGAGCGCATGGATCTGATGGCCGCCGCAACATCGGGCGCCGCGATCGCGGTGGCCGCCATTGCCGCACCGCTCGTTGCCTTCGGTGCTGCGGTGTACAAGGTGTCCGGGCAGAACGCGGCGATGAACGACGCGCTCGTGATGACGGGCGGCTATGCGGGTGTGACGGCTGAACAGCTTCGCGATCTGGCAAGCGCAGCAACGGCGGGCGGTGCCACGTTCGATACTGCTGCGGCGGCTGTCACGGCGCTGGCCGCGACTGGCCGGCTGACCGGGCAGGAGATTGCGGATCTCGGCCGCACGACCGCGGACGCGGCGACGTACACGTCGGTGTCCGTCAAACAGATGGTGGATGAATTCACCAGGCTGGCCGAAGATCCGGTGAAGGCATCCGTATCACTGAACGATCACTATCATTATCTGACGGCGGCGACGTACGATCAGATCGCGGCGCTTGAGAAGCAGGGTGACGCCACCGGCGCGGCGCAGATTGCTGTCGAGGCGTTTTCGACGGCGATGGACGATCGCACGCGCGAGATCGCGAAAAACGAAGGCATCATTCTCGCCGGTTGGCGCGACATCAAGAGCATGATCAATGGTGCCGTCGAGGCGCTGGGCTCGTTCGGCGCAACGGCCGGCCCGGCTGAAGTGGTCTCGCGCATGCTGGCGAATAAATCCGCGCGTCAACCGATCGGCCAGTGGGATGTGGAGGACGAGGCTGATCTGCAGAAGGCGATCACGGCGCGTGACGCGGCGATCAAGGCAGCACGCGACAAGGCGTCGCGGGATGAGCAACAGCAACAGATCATCGATGCAAAGCACTGGTACGCGACATGGAATGACCAGTTCGCCACGCCGGCCGAAAAGCGCGTGAAGGCCGTCAACGAATACCTCGACAAGACGGCTGCGTTGAATCTGAGTCCGGAGCAGCAGCTCGCCGATCAGCAGAAAATCAACGATAAGGATAAGGACAAGACCGGTCGGAAGACCGGCACCGGGCTGGTCGACCGGACGCAGCTCAACGGCGAGGTGCAGGCTGTCAAGGATGCACTGGCTGCCGAAGTGTCTGCCATCGAGAGTGCTCGCAAGATCATCGATGCCCAGTACAAGAGTGGCACGATCTCGATCACCAGCTACTACGAGCAGGACCGAGCGCTTCTCGCCCAGTCGGCGAGCGATCACATTGATGCGGCCAGTGCCGAGGCCGCGATACTGGCGAAGGGGCTGGCCAATCGCAAGCTAAGCGCATCACAGCATGCGCAGATCGCGAACCAGATGCAACAGGTGAGCGCCGATGCGAGCAAGGCGATCGAAGACTTCTTCCAGAAGGTATCGATCTCGGCCGCGCAGGAAGACGAGGTATGGGACAAGTACGGCAAGTCCCAGCTCGACGGCATGCAGAAGCAGATCGACGCGGCTCACCAGCAGGATCAAAGTTTGCGCGATCAGATCGATACGTTCGGCCTGTCGAAAGCCGCGATCGACCAGCTGAAGGCGTCGCGTGCCGACGATACGGTTGCGGCTCTCGAGCAGGGCCGGGCGATCGCGATCATGAACAATGATCTGGCTGACACCTCGGGTTATGACGCGGCAATCGCGAAGGCAAAGGAACTTGCGAAGGCGCTGCGCCAGACCGCAGACGACCAGACCGAGCTCGACTGGCAGACCAACGCGAAGAAAGCGGCCGACGATGCAACGAATGAATGGAAGCAGGCGGCAAACTCGATCGAGAACAGCATTAGCGATGCGCTGATGCACGGTTTCGAAAAGGGTAAAAGCTTCGGTCAGAACCTCGTGTCGTCGCTTGAATCGATGTTCAAGACGCTGATCCTCCGGCCAATCATCCAGCCGATCGCACAGGGTGCGGCGAGCGTGTTCTATCCCGATGCATCGCAGGGCCAGACGGGTAGCAATAACGTTCTGAGTCTGCTGCAGAATGGCCGCAGCATCTACAGCAACGGATCGAGCCTTTACAACACGATCAGCGACTGGTTTGGTGGCTATGGATCGGCGGGTTCGGCGTTAGGCTCATCTGCGATCGCGGGGGCGGGCAGCAGCGCGCTCGCAGGCGGTGGCGTTACCCTGGGCGGATTGGGTGCGGGCATTGGCGGTGACGTCGCAGCCGGTTCGGCCTCGTCGATCGGCAGCCTCGTCGGTTCCAATGCGTATGGCTTCACCACCGCCGGCAGTAGTGGTCTGGGGCTGGGCAGTTCTCTCGGCGCGAGTGCCGGCCTGATGTATGGCGGTGCAGGTCTCCTGGGTGGGCTCGCAGGCGGTGCCCTGTTTGGGAATAAGGGCTACAGCAGCATGGGTGGCTCGCTGGGTGCTGTAGGCGGGCTCGCGCTTGGCGCTTCGTCGGCAGTTGCCGGCACGGCGATCGGCGCGTCGCTTGGCTCGCTGGCCGGCCCGATCGGCGCTGTCGTTGGCATGGTCCTTGGATCGCTGGTCGGCTCCCTGATCGGAGGTGGTGAAACGCGCTACGGCGCGTCTTACTCCACTAGCGATGGCACTAATATCACGAAGTTTGGTGGCCCGAGCGGTGGCGATCCTGCCGCAACCGATGTGCAGAGTCAGATCAAGACAACGTACGCGAGCATCCAGTCGCTGACCGAACAGTTGGGCGGCTCGCTTGATGGTCTTGGCCAGTACAAGGCGAGCTATGAGGTCAGTCCGAAAAAAGGCAATTCGTTCGTCGCGGCTGGCTTCACGACGGGGGATGACTGGTATCCGGATCGTCAGGATCTCGGCGGCGTCAAGGATGCCCAGACTGTGCTGCAAGATTTTCAGTTGCAGTTGCAACGCTCGGTGATTGATACGCTGCAGAAAGCGAATCTCGATACACCGTATGCCCAGGCGTTGCAGGGCGTCGATGCGTCGAAACTGTCGGCCGACGATATTACGGCGTTGCTGACCGAGCTGTCGACGTTGAAGAGTCTGTTCGACTCGTTCCAGAAGCTTGGCAACGACTTCGACAACCTGAAGAACGCATCGACCGACGCACAGCTGGCGGTGCTGAATCTGGCCGGCGGTGTGGACGCGTTCAACACCAGCGCGACTTACTTCTATCAGCATTTCACTTCGGCAGCGCAGCAGGCCGATGACGCGGCGAAGTCCGTCACGGATCAGCTCGCGACGCTCGGCTATAGCGGGATTCACACGCGCGACCAGTTCCGGGATCTGGTCGAGTCGCTTGACCTTTCGACCGCAGCGGGCCAGCAGACGTATGTCTCGCTGCTCGCGCTGGCACCAGCATTCGATAGCATCGTCTCGTCGTATGAGTCGGCGGTCTCGTCGGCCTATAGCACGCAGTCGCAGGCGCTGTCGTCGTTCAAGGATCAGGTCGATCAGTTTCGGGCATCGCTCACGTCGGGCGATCTTTCGACCGCGTCGCCTGAACAGAAGTACGCCGACACGCGTCAGCAGTTCGAGGATCTGTACAACAAGGCGATCGGCGGGGACGCCACCGCGCAATCGAATCTGACGTCGGCCGCGCAGGATTTCCTCAATGCATCGAAGGCATACAACGCGAGCTCGGGCCAGTATCAATCCGATCTTGCGCAAGTCATGCAGTCGATGGACTACGCGAGCTCGTCGGCCGATGCGCAGCTCGACCAGCTCAAGGAGATGGTGAAGGGCATCGTCGACGTGAATACGTCGGTGCAAACGGTGGCTGAAGCGATCGCGCAACTGCAGGGCTGGACGAGTGTGAACGGCTCGCACGCGCAGGGCCTGTATCGCGTGCCGTTCGACGGTTATATCGCCGAGTTGCATCAGGGCGAGCGCGTGCTGACAGCGAGCGAGGCGCGCACGCTCGATGCGCAGCGGCCATCCGTGCAGACGGTTGATTTCACCCGTTACCAGTCGCCGGGGAATGACGCACTGGTGCAGGAGATCAAGTCGCTGCGCTCCGAAGTCGCGCAGCTTCGCGCCGAGCGGTTGAAGGCAGATATCGGCCACGCCAACCAGCGCGCGGCACTCGTCAAGGAGCAGACCGACCGGCTCGATGAACAGACGGCGGTGTTGCGCAACAATGCCCGACCGGGGAAAAAGGCATGATCATTGCGATGGAAGTGGAGGCGTATCACCTGGCCGATGGTCAGGTCGATACGCTTCGTTTTTCTGAAAATGGCTTTGTCACGCGACCTGACGATACGCCGGCCAATGCGTGGTTCGAGCCCGTCATCAAGACGGCGCCGTCCCTCTCGCGTCTGCTGTTCGATGACGCGGGCACGTACGGCGCCACGAAAGTGACGATCGGCAACGTGCAGCTCGTCAACGAGGGCGGCGATCTCGACTATCTGCTGACCGATTACGCGTTTGACGGGCGTCGCTTCACGGTACGTATCGGCGATATAGATACGCCGTTCGCACAATGGCTGGTGGTGATGACGGGCACGCTGTCTGACGTTGCTGCGGACGGCACCGCGGTGGACCTCATCATTCAGGACCGCCTGGCCGATCTGACACTGAGCGACTGGCCTACATACGCGGGCAACAATGTTGCGCCTGACGGTCTGGAGGGCACTGCGAGCGACCTGAAGGATCAGCCGAAGCCGCGCGTCTACGGAGCGGTGCTGAACGTTACGCCAAAGGCGGTAAACACCTCGAAACTGATCTATCAGGTCAGCGATAAGGCGTGCACCGTTTCTGCGGCTTATGACAACGGCGTGGCCTTGACGCGCGGCCCGGACTACGCGAGCACTGCGGACATGCAGGCGAGCGCGCCAGCGGCGGGGCAGTTCCGCTGCTTTGGCGGCTATTTCCGGCTTGGAAGCGCACCGACCGGTACGGTCACCTGCGATGCTGCAACGGTCGCCGTGCGCGCGGCGGATCTGCTGGTCGCGATCGCGCTTGATGCCGGCGTGCCGGTGGCCGACATCGTGCAGGCCGACGTCGACGCGTTGAATGCACTGGCTGGCAGTCGTGTCGGCGTATGGGCGGATTCGAACCCGACGCCGCAGTCGCTGATGGATACGGTCGCTGGATCGGTTGGCGCCTGGTATGGCTTCGACCGGTTGAGCCGGTTGCGCATGGGGCGACTCGATGCGCCGGCGGGAGATCCTCTTTTTGTTTGGGGTGAGGATATCCAGGAGACGGTACAGCCGTCGAGCGGTGGCGTTCCTGCCTGGAGCATCTCAGTGCGTTACGCGCATAACTACACGGTGCAAAGCGACGTTGCAGGCGCGGCGGGAACGGTGCGAGCCGCATGGCTCGCACAGGAATACAGGACCTCACTGCGCACAGACGCATCCATCAAGGTGCCGTGGCCGCATGCGCAGACGCTCAGCTTCGATACCGGTCTGCTCGACGTCGCCGACGCCGACGCCGAAGCGCAGCGGCGTCTCGCGCTGTATGGTCCGCGCCGGATGAAGATCGATATCGACGTGCCAGTCGCCGAGCTGGGGGAAACCGACCTTGGCGACGTCGTGCAGCTCGCAACGGCGCGGTACGGTCTGGCCGGGCGACTCTTCCGGGTCATTGGCATCAATAGTGGCTTTGCGAGCGGCAAGGCTGCGCTCGTACTGTGGGGGTAGTTGATGGCAAATATCATGCTGGGCTTTCCGAACCGGATTGACCAGGCGGCGTTATCAGGCGGGGACTGGCAGACGCCGCTGACGAATCTGCAGGACCGGAGGCTCTCGCGCGTCGCGCGATCGGCGTCGACCAGCAAGGCGGCAACCCGGTTCGACGTGGACCTGGGGGTGCAGCGCAAGGTATCCGTGTTCGCGATCGTGCGGCACAACCTTGGATTGAACGCGCGCTATCGGGTTCGTGTTGCGCTGGACGCGGGTTTCGAGAATGTTATTTACGACGCTGCGGTGCTGCCTGCGCAGCCGTCGGTGTCGGCCAATTTCCAGTTACAGCAGTACTCGATGCAGGGGCGGGTGTGGCCGCAGGTCTGGCCGCGCCTGTTCAACACCGCGTCGCTCGACTGGGAGGATCCGAACTGGTGGGACGGCCGGCTGCCGGAGGAGGATCGCGCCGGCTATCCGGGTCTGGTGATGTGCGTGCTGGATGAGCCGGTTTTTGGCCGCTATGTGCGGTTCGAGTTTGTCGACGAGCAGAACGTCGACGGCTATATCGAACTCGGGCGCCTGTTCATCTCGCAGGCGTGGACACCGAAGAAGAACTCAACGTACGGCGCCGGCATCGGCTGGGAGTTCGATACGACGATGGATCGCGCGGTGGACGGGACCGCATACTTCGATCGCAAGACCGGGCGTCGGGTGCAGACGATGAGCCTGGACTGGCTCTCGCGAGACGAGGCATTCGGTAACGTTTTTGAGTTCCAGCGGGCGGCCGGCATCGATAAGGAGTTGCTGTTCGTGTGGGACCGCGATGATCCGGTCAACCTGATCCGCCGCTCGTTTCTGGGGCGTATGCGGAAGATCAATCCACTGCTGATTCCCTTTATGGAAACGTACACCAACGCGTTCGAGATCGAGGAGATTACATGAGCAAAGTTACTTTCCCGCTCACCGGCCATTCGTATTCGGACGACGGGAGCAGCGATCACGACATGCTGAACGGCGGCCATGCCGAAAACCTGCTGCCGATGATCGGTGAAACGATCGACACGGTACAGGCCGGTATTGCTGCAGCCAGCGCGTCGCTGGGATACAGGCAGGCAACAGCCGCTGATGCGCTGAGCACGAGTCAGAACGCCGGCGACGCGAAGACCGCGAGGTCGGATGCGCAACTCGCCGCGACGCAGGCCAAAAACTGGGCTGCGACCGTCAACGTTCCTTTGCTAACCGGTAAGGCTGGATTTGCGCTGTTCGCCAACGACAGCGAAACCGGCATGGTGTGGCGCCGGGCGGTGCGCAGCGGCGGCGGTGCAAACCAGAACGACTCACAGGTCTACTTTGGTCAGGACCGCACGGCCACCACGCGCATCCGCGTGACGCTCAATACGTCCGATCTTGGTCTTGTCGTCACGGACACGGACCTCGCGGCCGTCGCGACATCCCTGCAGAACAATATCAACACCAAGGCGGACGGGGCGGCGACGACGAACGCGCTGAACACGAAGGCAAACCAGAGCGATCTGAGCAACACCAACATCGCGCTGGCCACCAAGGCGAGTCAGGATGCGCTGAATGTGACGAACAACACCGTCGCGGGAAAGGCGGCCGGTGGTGCGCGCGTGCAATGGGATTCGGACGTCGTCGACTTCGGTGTTGTGGCGCAGGGCATTAACCTGCCAGCGCCCTATGTCGTGTGCGGGCTGGCCGGGCCGGACAATGCAACAGCAAATGCCATCCGCATGCGTGGCGTTCTATTGAGGAACCAATAACATGATGACGCATGAGCAGATGATCTTCTGCATCAAGAAGATCTATCCCGGCACGACACACGGCGTCGATTACTGGGTGGGCCATCCGAGTGACCCGATCACTGGCGCGCAGATCGGGCCAGCTTTCGTCGTCGAGTGGAATATGAAGGACGCTGAGCCTGACGACGCGGCCATCGCGGACCAATGGAGCGCGCACAGCGACGAATATCAGGCGATGGTGGCGGACGCTGATGGGCGTGCCAGGCGCAGCGCGCTGCTGGTTGACGCTGACAACCTGGTGGAGATGGCGCTCGACACCGGCAACACAACGCTCGAGGCATCAGCGCGAACGTATCGCCAGGCGCTGCGCGACCTCCCGCAAAGTCAGGGCTGGCCGGGCGCGATCGTCTGGCCCGATCCACCTGACGCGCAATCGTCAGCTCCGCAAACATGACCCGCCCAGTGCGGGTTTTTTTATGGGCGGCTTCAGGACAAACGATGTCAGATCCTACATTTAGCGACCTGGTTGCTTTCTCGCGCTCGAGTACGGGCTGGCGCACAAATCCGGACGGGCAATCGGAGCAGGTGGCGATCAATGCGCCGTGCTTTGACTACGACCCGGCAACGAAGGCCGCGCGCGGGCTGCTGATCGAATCGGCAGGCACAAATCCGGATAACACGCCGCGTGCGGCGGACGACGCCAAAGTGGCTTTGAGTCCGGACTGGTTCGATCCCACGCAGGGCGTGTGGTTCGTCGTGTTCGAGTACCCAGGGGACGGGCAGCGAACGGTGCTCGAGGCGAATGCGAGTGGCGTCGTGTTCGGCCTCGAGGTCGTCGACGGCAACCTCTTTGCGTATTACGGCGATGTTCGCTTTGCGCTCGACACTGCACTGCCTGGCGTCGTTACGCAAGTCGTGATCGGCTATGGCCAGAGCGGCGCAACAGCCGCGCGCAACGGCGTGGTGGTGCAGCTGTCGGCCGCTCGCACGCCGCGTGTGACCGATGTACGGCTTGGCGAAACAACCACGACAACACAGCAACTCGACAGTCGGATGGTGTCGGTGGGCTACGCCGGCAAATCCGCGAGCGACGCGGAGATGGTGGCCTATGCCGCGCCGGATGAGTGGTCCGACATAACGGACTACATCGCGCAGAACTTTGGCGACAGTTTCGTGGCTCTGTCGGCAGAGCTCGACACAGCAATCAATACTTGACGGGGATCTCAATGGCGGCAATTGATAATTTGAAGGACGCGGTTTCGGGCATCGTCGCCAACTGGCCGGTGATCGGCAAATTCGTGAATGGTTCGGAGGCGGACACGATCGAGACGGACGCCGGGACGCTGCCGGTGCTCGCGAAGGTAGTGGGCGATGCGCAGAACACGTTTGAGCAGGCCAAGACGGATCTGATTGCGCAGAAGGGCGATGAGATCAACACGGCGGCGGATGGCGTGCTCGCGCAGGTGCGGTCGGTGGCCGTCGCGGTTTCGACGAACGCGGACGCGGCAAGCAACGCGGCGTCCACCGCTGCAGTTAGTGCGAACGCGGCGGCGGCGCAGGCCGGTGTGGGCGCCGCTGCGAACAGTATCTACGCGACAACCGCAGCGGGTATTGCTGGCACGGCCAACGGCAAGTTCTTTTATGTGCCATCCACGAGCACGCTGGGGAGCTATGACGTCTGGCTGAATGCCGCTGGCGTGCCGCAGGCGACGGGCATCACGCTTCCGAATCTGTCTGCGGTGCAGGCCAACACGAAGCTCACCAACATGCTTCTGGCTGCACGCGGCGCGTTTGCTGTCGAGGATGGCTATACGTATCAGCAGGTGCAGAGCGCGATCGCGGGATTCACCGCGCTTATCGTCGCGCAGAACGGTCAGGCGCTGCTCGGCCAGCTCGGCGATGGTCTGGCTGTCGGCCAGCTACGCGTCATGCAAAGCATCCTCGACAGCGCCGGCCGTGTCGGTACGAGTTACGGCGAGTTTAATTATGACTGGGCCCTCGCGGATCCTGATGGCAACGTGCTGATGGGTCTGCTCAACGGGGTGCTGCGTGGCGCATGGGAGTTTTCGCGGACGCGGTCGTTCTGCCCTCGTGCCGCCATCATCGGTGACTCGATTAACGCCGCCAACGGGATGGGGGTTGAAACGCCGGGTTCGAACCGGCAGCTCGGCTGCATCACGGCGGCCAACGCAATGGCAGGGTGGCCGCTCGACATCGTTGCAAACCTGGCTGTCTCCGGCACGACACTGCAAACGATCGCGGCAAGCGTGACGACCGCGCTGTCGTATCAACCGGACGTTGTGTTCATCGACGGCGGTACGAACAACATCGGCACGACGGATTCGCCCGAAACCATCGCGGCATTGATGGGTGGCATTCTCGACAGGGTGCTCGCCACGGGCGCCACCGCCGTTTTCCAGAACATCGGCCCGTATCCCGGAAGTGCCACGAAGATCCACCGGATCAACCGTCTGTACCGGCAGCTGGCGGCCTCGCGCCCGAACGCCGTGCTGATCGATTTCTTCGGCGCCGGTGTCAACCCGGCTGCAGCTGCGCTGGCATGGCTGGGTGGGTATTCATACGACAACACCCATCCGACGAACCGGGGTGCCTATTACGTCGCGAAGCAGTACGAGCGTGTCATTCGCCAGATCGCGCCGATCCCGCGTCGTCTCGTCGAATACGTTGGCGAAGAATGGAACGGTGAGGCCAACGCAGAAAGCGGCGTCCTGAACGACTCCGCACTGATGCTGAATTCGTCGAACGGCGTCGCGACGAACTGGAATCTGGGTCCGGCGAGCGGCGCAGCGGTGAATAGCCTTAACTCGATCGAAGGTCATCCGGACGGCTTTGGGAACGTCCAGGTCATGAGCATGACGTCCACGCTTGCCGCCGGCGTGATCGGGGAGTATCGCGCGACGTACGCGGTCAACATGAAGGATCGCGGGCTGGTTGAAGGCACGCAGTTCTGGGTCGAGTCGTGGATTCACGTCGAGGCGACAGCAGGCGGCTGGCTCGGCGCCGAGGTGTTCGGCGACGCGGTCTACAACACGGACACCGGCGCTGCGGCCGGCCAGAACATCATCGGTGGTGAGGTCATCACGCTTGCGAGCAACGTCGGCGTGGTGGGCGTGCCTGCTCAAAACTTCGTGTGGCGTTCGCCGGTACGCACGATCGCAGTCGGCCATGCGCCTGACGCGTCGACCGACTACACGGTGTTCCAGATTCGCTGCAAATTCAACGGACCAGGATCCGCGGTCGTGAAGTTCGGCCAGACGGCTTTCCGAAAAATCGTCAACTGAGGAAACAATCTATGAGCATCGTCTTCCAAACGTCCCAGTCGGCCTCCGCGAACGGCCTGCCGAAACTGCAACGCCTCGCCGCCGGTTTCCCGGCTAACGGCCTCGCGGGTCTCTATCTGTTCGAGGATGGTGTCGCCGGCCAGCCGTATTCGTCGACTGCGAAGGATTCGTCCGGCAACGGAAACGACGCGATCCTTCGTTCGGGCCGCACGGTGCCGATCCGGCAAACATCCGGTCTTCTCGTAAGCGCCGCGACGGGCGTCGTCTATGACACGCCGATTCCGCAGAGCAACGACGTCACGGTGATCGTCGTGGCGAAGGTCACGGGGTTCGACGGCACGACCGGGCAGGGCGTGCCGGCCTTCGTGCAGAACTCGCTGAACATTCAGGCGAGCACGGCGAGCAACAGCCTCACGACCAAGGGTGTGTTTCTCGGTGTCGACGAGAACAACGCGAGCGCTTTGCACAAGTTCTCGTGCTTCACGTCCTCGCCGGCCACGCAGCACGTCCTGAATGCCACCGATTTCCGCAATCTGAGTGTGGCCGGTCTGTCTTTCGACCACACGCTGGGCAGGAGCCGGATTGCCGGATCGACGGTGAACGCGCCGTTTGTCGACGCAGCACAGGTCGGGCGAACCATGAGCGCGGACGGCGGATATTTCAGCTTCGGGATCACGAAGTATTACGCCGAGACCCGCCTGACGGGAGAGATCCATCTGGTGGCGATCTATAACCAGCTGCTCTCGGACGCCGATATGGACAACGTGATTGCGATCGCAAAGGCGCGTGTTGCTGCGCGCGGAGTCGCCGTCTCGTAAAGGACGCATCTTCGATTTGAGCTGCGTTGCGCGGGCGTCGCGCTGGGACGCTGTCAAGCCACCTTCGGGTGGCTTTTTTTATGGGTGCGCCCGGCAGGGCGCACTCACTCAGAGGTGAAAGTCCTCTACACGCCCGGCAAGGGGAAGTGTTAGCCGAACGGCAAGGGTGTCGCGGGCGACCGCGAATCTGAAGGAAGCCGAAGGCAAAGCGCTGGCCTGACGAACAGGAAGCGGATATGAGGCGGCGTAGCGGGGTGAGGTGTCCCATATCACTGAAGCCCAGTACTTGCACGGAACGCTACGACGTATATCCGACAGGCATAAGCGTGAAGGTGGGTGCGTCATACCCGGGGAGATCTGCATGCGTGCCTTGTGCTACCGGCATCGAGAGGTGTCGGGATGCGCCTGCAGAAGTCAGCAGAGGGCATATTAGGTTGGGGGCAAGGCGGTGAGCCAATGAGAACCTCGACTGAAGGCCTGAACATTGAACAACGCGATTAGGACATCCGACCTCGATGCTGAGCGACGACGCAACAAGGCAGGCAACTGCGCCCAACGGGGGAGGAGGCGAACGGAATTCGCTGAGGACCGCGCTGGGTGCCGAGCCCGGCACGGCGGCGGATGAGCAAACGAAAGCGGAAGGGCCGCGGCAGATGGATGCCGTGGTTGAACGAGCCAACTTATGGCAAGCGTATGAGCGGGTCATGCAGAACAAGGGGGCACCAGGAGTCGACGGACTCACGGTCGCTGAGTTCAAGGCATGGCTGCAACAGCGCTGGCCGAGCGTCAAGGCAGCACTGCTGGCCGGCGACTATGTCCCGGCGGCGATCCGCAAGGTGGAAATACCGAAGCCAAATGGTGGGGTGCGGACACTGGGGATACCGACGGTACTGGATCGCCTGATTCAGCAGGCGCTGCTGCAAGTTCTGCAACCGGAATTCGAACCTGAATTCTCCGGGCACAGCTACGGGTTCCGCCCGGGCCGCAACGCCTGGCAAGCGGTACAACGAGCGCAAAGCTATCTGAAGGAAGGCCGCCGATGGGTGGTTGACCTCGACCTGGAGAAATTCTTTGACCGGGTGAACCACGACATTCTGATGTCGCGGGTAGCTCGGCGGGTCAAGGATGAGCGGGTTCTGAAGCTGATTCGGCGCTACCTGGAAGCGGGCATGATGTCAGAGGGTGTCGTCAGCGTGAGGACGGAAGGTACGCCGCAGGGCGGACCGCTGTCACCATTGCTGTCGAATATTCTGCTGACAGACCTGGATCGCGAACTGGAGCGCCGGGGACACCGGTTCTGCCGCTACGCCGACGACTGCAACATCTACGTTAAAAGCGAAACGGCAGGGCACCGCGCGATGGACGCGATCACCGGTTACCTGGAAAAGAAGCTCAAGCTTCGGGTAAATCGAGAGAAAAGCGCCGTTGCCCGACCTTGGACCCGGAAGTTTCTGGGTTACAGCTTTACGTGGCACAAACAGGCTCGTCTGAAGGTCGCGGAAAGCAGTCTGAAGCGACTCAAAGACCGGGTGCGTGAAATCGTGGCTGGGAACGCCTCGCGCAAGCTCGGCGACACGATTGCAGCGCTGAATCCGGTGCTACGCGGCTGGACCTCGTACTTCCGGCTAACGGAGGTCAAAGGGGTGTTGCAGGATTTGGACGGGTGGATACGACGCAAACTGCGCTGCCTGCTATGGCGGCAATGGAAGCGCCCGGCTACCCGGAACAGGAAGCTACAGGCTCGCGGGCTGGACTCGACGCGGGCGTGGAAATCGGCCAGCAATGGCCGAGGTCCTTGGTGGAACGCCGGTGCGAGCCACATGAACGCGGCCTACCCCAAGAGCTTCTTTGATGCCTCAGGGTTGGTTTCGCTGCTGGACACCCAGCGGCGCTTCCAGTGTGTTTGATGAACCGCCGTATGCGGAACCGCATGTGCGGTGGTGTGAGAGGGCGACGGGGGCAACCCCGTCCCCTACTCGATGGGTTCAGTTTGAACGAGCAACTCAAATACTCCGATCAGGGCATGTCGCTCACGGAGAACGCGGAGACGCTAGTGCTGTTCGCGTATCCGGATCCAGCGTCGCCGCTTGCCAAAGCGCTGCAGGCGCGGGGGCTATGGCAGCGCGTGCTCGCTGGCGGGGCGATCCCGCCCGAGCTCGGGTCGCTAAGTGGTGCGCCGTGGACAGGCGGGTGGGGCCATACCGGACCGGACGTCAGGCCCGGCATGGTGATCACGCGCGACATGGCCGTCGACTGGTTGCGGGCGGACGTGCGGGGCGCCGAAGCGGTGGTCAAGCGCGACGTCAAAGTTGCTTTGAATCAGGAGGAATACGACGCGCTCGTTGACCTCGTGTTCAACATCGGAAGCGGCAACTTCGACACGTCGACGCTTCTGCGCAAGCTCAATGGCGGGGACACGGACGGTGCGATTGCTGAATTCGCACGATGGAATAAGGCCGGCGGCGTCGTGCTTGCCGGGCTAGTGAAACGCCGGGAGGCGGAGCGCGCGTTGTTCCAGCTCGGCGCAAATCACGCGAGGGCCGCCGCATGAAAAACGATGCCCTTGCGCGATTGATCTATGCGTACCTCGCGGTCTACATCGCTGTGTCGGCATTTACCTCGCCGTGCTCGGCGACGTCGGTGATGCTCACACGTGATGGCTTCTGGGGCTATGCAGTCACAACCGGGACTGCAGCGCTTGCCCTTGTCGTGGCCGCCGATGTCTCGATCAATGACTGGTTGCCGGAACGATACAAATTCCACTGGGCGCAAGCCCGCCGGCACTGGCTCTATGCGACGGCGGCGGCCTGCTACGTCACGCCTTTGTTCGCGGCGAGCGCGTACTTCGTCAACGCGGCGCAGTTCTTTTTTTACGTGGGCATGGCGCTGTTCGGGCTGGTGCTCGGTTATCGGGAAACGCAGGCAAAACGGGGGGTAACGTGCGCCGATTGATTCAATGGGGATGGGGGCTGTGTGCGCTGCTATGGGCTGCAGCGGCATACGCCATGGTGCGACAGACGGAGACGGCGCTCGCCGATGGCCTGGCAGGCATTCCGAGCGCGTCGCTTGTGCTCGCGATCCTGCTCGCACTCATCGGCGGGACGGCCAGTACGTTCCAGCGGTTCGCGTCGAGCGATCCGCCGACGAGGTCTGTTGTGATCGAGATCGGCAGCGTGATCACCGCGTCGATTGTTGCCGGACTGTCCGCTTTCTTTTTTTGTGAGTGGAGGGGCTGGCCGCCGCCGCTTACCGCGCTCGTTATCACACTGGCGAGCTGGGGCGGAAAGCGCGTGCTGGATCAGGCGCTTGACGCAGGCCTTCGGCGCATTCAGGGAGAAAAGCAATGACCGACATTACCAGTCGTATCGCCTCGGTGGTCGTCGGGCTGATCGCTGTTGTGCTGGCGATCGCATGCGCTGTGCAGTTCTTCGAGTTGCGCAGCGTCCGGTCGGACTTCGCATCGGCCCAGCAGAAGGCGCAGGCGGACGATCAGTCGATCGGCACGCTTCGCTCCCAGCTTGCGACGTCGCAGGCGGATCTGTCTGCAGCGGCATCGGGTGTGCAGGCATGTTCGGCTTCAGTGACGCAGGCCGCATCCGAGGCGTTTGCCGTTCGGGCGGCCGCCGCTGCGGCACAGGCGAAGGCGGCAACGCAGGCGCAGTCATACCAGCGTCAGATCGACGCGCTTACCCAACGGATTCAGGATCCGTCCAACCAGTCGGAGACATGCGATGCGGCATTCGATCGTTTGCGCGGCGCTCTGTAGCGCGCTGCTTGTTGTTCCCGGTTGTGGATCGGCACCGCCTGCGCCGATCTCACCTGTCGTCCACACGGAGACCGTCGAGGCGAAAGTGCAAGTGCCTGTGTCGTGTATTGATGCCGTGCCGCCGGGGCCGGCATTCCTGTCCGATGCGGATTTGCTGGCCGCGCCTAACGGCTCAGCCGTAGACCGCATCTGGCGAGATCATCTGCAGCGGGAGAAGTGGGAGACGGAATTGAGGGGGCTGCTCGCAGCCTGTGTATCCCGTCCAGTCGACCAGTAGAAAGCGGCCCATCCGTAGTGGATGGGCCGAAACGTCCAGGGATCAGCTCGAACGGAAATCAGATTTTAAGTAGTCAGACAATTGCGGCAAGCATGATTTCCGGCTCTTTTCATCGGGGGGCGGCTCTGCTGGACGGAATCGAGTCATTGCGACTCTCCGCGCTTGCGTCGACCCTCAGCTTCATATGCAACAGCCTCTGGGTTCCGGGCATATTCCCTCACGTTTCGCGGCATGTTCCGTTTCGGGGTGTCGTCGATGTCGCCAACGCGCAATACCTCCTTAGCGAGACGTATCCGAAGTTCCATGATCGGCGATTCACGAGCTATAAGGCTGCGGTCAAATTCTTTGGCGAGCCGAACCGCTGCGTCGGCTTCACCTCGCAGTCTCAAGATCAAAAGCCTCAAATGTTGGACTTCGAGGATCAGCCGTTCGACGTCTCCCTCGCCGCGATGGTCGCGCCACCAGGTTCGCAATTCGATGAGAGTCGGGGGTTTGAAGTCTGGGAGATTCACGATAAGCCTCGTCAAAGCACTGTGTAAACATACAGTATTTTGACGAGAGCAACATGCCCCTCAAATTTGCCGCCGCAGGCGGCAAAGTAACCTTTCTTCCGCAACGGGAGGAAAGACAGGGCGACCGGGATGATGTTTGCGCATTTCCCCCGGCCGCCTTTCCACTGCACTAGCCAGTGAATTAGCCAAGGCCCTGACACCTACCGGTAGGCGGGGCGAATTCTAACAAATTCCCAACAAGGCAATCCACATATGGCAAATCCCATCGTTCCCTGGATCGGCGGTAAGCGTCGCCTGGCCGATCATCTGATCCCGCGTTTTCCGAAGCATGAGTGCTATGTCGAGGTGTTCGCGGGCGGGGCCGCGTTGTATTTCCTTCGACCCCCGGCGGCTGTCGAGGTCATCAACGATATCAACGGCGATCTCATCAATTTATATCGCGTCGTGCAGCACCACCTCGAGGAGTTTGTTCGTCAGTTCAAATGGGCGCTGACGAGCAGGCAGGTGTTCAAATGGTTGCAGGACACGGTCCCGGAAACTCTCACCGATATTCAGCGCGCGGCACGTTTCTACTACCTGCAGCACAACTGTTTTGGTGCGAAGGTGGAGGGGCAATCGTTCGGGACGGCAACTACGACACCGCCCGGCCTGAATCTCCTGCGGCTTGAGGAGACCCTATCGGCCGCGCATCTCCGGCTTTCCAATACGTTCGTCGAGCACCTGGACTGGAAGACGTGTATTGACCGATATGATCGACCGCATACGCTGTTTTATCTGGATCCGCCGTACTGGGAGACGGAAGGCTATGGCGTCCCGTTTCCCTATGAAGAGTACGTAGCCATGGCGGGCCGACTACGCACCTTGAAGGGTAAGGCGATCATTAGCCTGAACGACCACCCGGCAATCCGTCAGGCCTTTGACGGCTTCCACATCGAGACGGTGGACATCAAATACACCGTGGGCGGCGGCGGGAGAGAAGCGGCCCGTAGGGAAGTGATTATTTTCAGTTGGGACGACTCGGCGCAACCCGCATCCCTTTTTTGATGTATCGATCGACCAATGCCTATCTTGAAGGGATGTTCAAGTTCGGCATTATTCGACACGACGTCTTCAAGTCGGCGCCACAGCTAACAAAAAAGCCCGCCGAGGCGGGCTTTTTTGCGTACCTTTTTAGCTACGTGGCTGCCGCAATTTTGTCGACTGATGGCGTGCGCGCTCTTACCTCAAACGGAAAACGATGTTCCTCGCCGTTAATGTTCACCAGGAGAGTGTGTGTTCCAAACTCCAAAACGACAAACGGCGCTAGCTGGATCAAAATGTTGTGAGTTTTGGTGTCGTGGCCTGTTAGCTTGCCCATTGGAGTGTCGGCAGCAATCAATGGTTGGCCGCTCGGCGAAGATAGCGAAGCCTTTAACTCATAGTCGCCAGTAGGCATATCCAGCACGGTTACTAGAAAGCAAATCTTAGGCATCGCGGGCCGAGCGCCCGCCTCGACTCCTTCAGGCCTGTCATCGCCCACTACGATCACATCGTCCGGGAACAAGCCAAGCAAAGTAACTTTGCCCGTTTGTTCCGGACGAATATCTTCAGCAACTAGGAACTTTGTTTTCATCTCTGATGGGCATGCGCGAGGAAAGCTGGGAAGTCGTAAACGAACTCCGGAATCATCCCGTTGTCTTCATCTTCGTTTGCCTCAGTTCCAGCCTCTGCAAAGTAATAGGCCAAATTCTCTCCAGATGTCACTTGGCGGCTGGAAACCGTGAGGCAGGACACGATCACGTTTCGCGCGTGAGACCCTAAAGACTTAGCCTCGTATGCTATCAACGGCGCGTTTGGCTCCCGTAGGAATTCAAGTGCCGCATTGCCGAACCGGTGAACAAGGCGAAGGAGCTTATCCATGGCATAGCTCTGGAGAACTTCGCCGGATTCGTACTTGTTGAACGAATTCGGACCCCCGCCAAATAGCGCCGACGCTTCGCGCTGCGTCAGACTGAGCCCGTTCCGAACCCGCTGGATTTCCGTTCCAGTTAGCAGACCGTGTTCGTGGCGAAGTCGGTCGCGCACTACGGCGTACGCCTCCTTTATGAGGTCGCCGTTATGAGCATGTTGTTCGGACGTCGTCCAAGAATGCCCACAAGCAGCACATTCGGTGGTCAACAGCCCTTCGACGTCGAGCTCCATGCCGCGGAAATCAACGGTATCTGTATAAGCGACTGTGCGGATTTCGGCGGATTTGCAGCGTGGGCAGGCACTTCCGCTGTCCGCAGCGCGTTTTCTACGTGGTGTCATAGGTCGGGGGATGTGTGAAACGTTACAACTCCGCAGAACTCGCCTTCGTCGTCGCTGACCAAGGCAAGCTTGATCGATAACGATATCGTTCCGGCCACCGGCATGTCTCTGCGCATACCGGCTTCCTTGTCCCAATGAATTTCGTACTGGTCCGCGTCAACATAACGTGTCCCGATGGGCCTTTTAACTTCGCAATTTGCGGATGTCTTCTGAAAAGGAGGTCGTTGCTCGACGAGGGCACATAGGACCTCTGCTATGTCGGCATCAACCCACCCAAGCTTCAGCTTGGTCCGCTCAATGCGTTTGTCGTTCAGAAAATCCCATTCACCGTTACGAACTAAGTCCTGCAGCTGGGTCAAATTGTAGCGCGTCATAGGGGCTGCGTCACCATTATGGTGATCAATGATTGTTATTTCAAGGGTGACGGGTCATGATAGCTGAATCTGCCTAGCGTAAAGGACTGTCGCTTCCTGACGTCCGGAGCAAGTCAAGGTAATCTGCCCACCGCTGCATCAGTTCTCGACGCTCTGGTAACCACTGAGTGCGATTGTAAGCGCGGCCGAGGCTGTCACGGACTTCGTGTGCAAGTTGCATTTCTACGACCTCAGCCGGTACACGTAGAATTTCAACGGCAAGTGTTCGAGCCGTCGCTCTCCATCCATGTGGAACGGCCACCTCGGCATCGATCCCCATGCGCTTGAACGCCGCGCTCAATGCCATGTCGCTCATCGGTCGCTTGTTGCCGCGCGCGCTCGGGAAGACGTATTGGCCGCGACCGGTGAGAAGTTGAATGTCTTGCAGAATTTCGATCGCTTGGGTAGAGAGGGGTACCAGATGCGCCGGGCCGTTTGTCTTTCCTTCCTTTCGGCGCTTCATCCGTCCGGGCGGGATCGTCCACATTTTCTCGGCGAAATCAAACTCCTCCCATTCGGCATTCCGTATCTCCCCTGGTCGCTGGAACACCAGCGGCGCCAATTTGAGGGCTGCCGATACGACGGCCGTGCCGGTATAACCATAGCTCGCCCGCAAGAGCTCCCCAATGTCAGCCGGATTGGTTACAGCGGCGTGGTGCTTCGTCGACGCTGGCCGAATCGCACCCCGCAAATCAGCCGACACGTCGCGCTGCGCACGACCGGTGGCGATGGCATATCGCATCACCTGCCCGATCAAAGAGCGGACCCGGTGCGCGGTCTCAATCGTCCCTTTCTGTTCGATGCGCTGTAACAGATCAAGTGTTTCTGGCGGTTCGACTAAATTTACCGGCCGACCTCCAATGTACGGAAACACGTGGACCTCGAGGCGACGTAGATTGCGTACCGCGTGTGATTGCGACAGTTCTGAAGTGAACTTTGCATGCCATTCACGCGCGATCGCCTCGAACGAATTTTCCGCGCTGGTCGCCGCCGAACGTTTCTCCGCCTTTCTGGCCTCCCCGGGATCGACGCCGTTGGCTAGTTTCTTTTTGGCTGCCTCGCGTTTCTCGCGAGCGTCTTTGAGTGTGACGACGGGATACACGCCTAACGCCAGGAGCTTCTCCTTCCCGCCATATCGGTATTTGAAGCGCCAATAGCGCGAACCATTCGGGCGTACCTCAAGATACATGCCGCCGCCGTCGGCAACCTTGTACGACTTTTCACGAGGCGGGCTTCTGCGTATTTCTGCGTCTGACAGCGGCAT